TTGCCATTCTATATTTCACAAACTGATAACCTGCTGCAAGAGCTTGGTCATTGTAAGGAGATGTAGTTTTATCAATGAACAATTGGTCAACAACTTGAATGAAACCTTTTTTCTCCATCCAATCTTGGATTGCACGATGGAAAATAATCATACCATATTCACCTGTAAATGCTTTGATTTTACGTTGTCCACCAGGCTTAACACGAGAGTAGAAAATGTCCATCAAGTACTCTTCAATTAGAGTAGCAGTAAGGTGAGTATAACGATGAATGTGAGAATCTTCAAGTTGCTCTTGAATACCAGGACCAGAATAGATAGGTCTACCATTAGCACCAAGTACAGAATCTGTACTACGAGAATACCAATAACCACGCTCTAGTTCTTTGTACCATTGCATCCAATATTCAACTTCAGCATATTTAATCCAAGTGTCATGCATTTTACCATTAGGGTCTGGAACCTTAACTGCAAGAACTTGATTATGAGCATCACCTGTAATTTGGTATTTCTTTCTAAAACGAGAAAGTCTATTTCTCAATGTAATAGGAAGAGAGTACTGAGTTGAACCACTCTGTTCTCCTGCTTCTTCATATTGAGAAAATAGTTTTGCCCATTGAGTACCAGGAGAAAGATAAGATACAGGAAGGAAATCAGCACCATTGTCTGACATCAATCTTACTGTATAAACCCAACCTTTACCATGTCTGTAAGGCTCTTCCTGAATACGCACTTGATACTTTTTATTAGTAGTACCTGGATGAATAATATCACCTGGAACAAACCAATTTTCATCAAGTTTAATTTTGAATGTTTGCTTCAATTTACCAGGAGTGGTATTTGCTGCAAGTTCTACATTCTCAATTACAACAAGAGGTCTTGTTGAACCTGTTCTTAGACCCCATTCCCATTCATTAGAAGTAATCTCTTCTTCCTTTGCAGTAGAAGATAGAATGTAAGTCATTGGATTATCAGAATAACGTGTAGCTGTAAACAGCTTAGTCATTACTGATTCAAATACATGTGGTTTTGCAATAAGAGCTGCACCCAAGTGATTGAGGTCAGTCATATTAGCATGCCAAGGCATTTGCTTGGTTATTAACTTATTATTTAATTGTGCCATTTTAAAAAATTTTTGTTAAACTAAAAGAAATCTGCTAACCCTTTATTGCGAGAACCTTTTGTGCTTGTTGTTGGATTAAGTTTTTGATTACTGATTTTTTGTCTTGTTTCTTTAATTACTTCTGTTTTTGCTTTTTCTTTAATGTCTGTAACATCAAAATCAGAAGATAATATTTTAGCCAACAAAATCATTTTACTTTTATCCTTAAATGCATTTTGTAAATCATTTTGAAATTGTGTAAGGAACTGATTATTACCTATTTTAACTGCAGGTTTAGTCATGTACCCATGTAATTCCTTCTTATCTTTCTGTGTTAAAGTCCAATTCTTTATTTCATTAGAAGAATCAATAGTTTGCTTTAAATCTTTCACTAATTGTTTCTTCTGTTCTTCTTGTTGAAGAGCAAATCTTTTTTGCTTTTCAATAGTTTCTACTTTTGTCCTTTCATTATCTTCCTCTATTTGCTCATGAAACTTTTGAGCATATTTAGAAAGCTTACCTGATTCCTTTAACCAATCAATCTTATCATCAATATCGTCATCATCTAAGTCTTCATAATTACTATAATAGTATCTTAAAAACTTTTCTTGTGATTTTTCATCATTGTAATTAGGAGTAGGTACTTCACTTATTTCAGAATATATTTTAAAAAAGTCTTTAGTGTTACCACCTTCTTTTTTAAACTTTAAAAATGCTTTACCATCCTCATCTAATTCATCCATAAAAGCTTGAATAGTTTCATCTAATCTTGCTTCTATTTCTTCTTCTTGTAATTCAATAAACCTGTCAGCATCAATCTGAGATTCATCTTCTACATCAATATTTATAATTCCTCTTGTTTTAAGTTCTTTATAAATACTTGACCATTCAGAAGAAACAGGTTTAAAATCACCATCTTCATTTTCATCAAAGAACTCATCTACTTCTTCAGCATCATCTTTATCTTTAACTAATTTAGATGGCTCTTCTTCATCTGTTACTTCATTTAACTTGTTTGGTTTTGATGATGTTTCAACTTGAGTATCTTCATTAGAAGGCACACTAAAAAACTCATCACCATTGTCCCAATTAAAATCTGCTAAACTTACTTCTTTTTCTGTACTCATAATAATAACACAAATTTAAGTTTGAAAATTAAATATCTTTAAGTTTTAATCTTAAAAATATAGTGGATTTGATTATTGTTTTTAAATTACTTTTTATTGTTTAGTTTCTTAATTTCTATCTCAGCATTCTTTTTATCCATCTCTTTTTGATGTCTAAACTTTTCTTCATCTAATTGTTGCTTCCTTTGTTTTACATCTACATCTACTCCTTGTTTAGCAACTTCTAATATATCTAACTTGCCATCTTTATCTACATCTTTATCTTCATTAAAGCCTAAAGACATAATAGTTTGACTTTGTATTTCTCTATCAGTCTTCATTTTTTCTTTCATCATTTCTGTTTCTCTATCAAACATCTTCATTTCTTTCTCATGAGCAAGTGCTTGTTGTTGCATCTCTTGTTGTTTTTCTAATTGCTGCATTTGTTGTTGCTGCATTTCTTCTCTTTTTCTTTGTTCAGAATCCATTAACATTTCTTCAGCTTCTTGTACTCCTTCTGCTCTTATAACTTTAATTACATCACTTAAGTCTATTCTTTGTGATTGCATTGCAGCATGAGCTAATTGAGATATAAGTTCTTTAACTTCATGTGCTTTAGATGAGTTAGAAACAAATATACCATAAGAAGAATTATCTAATAAATCAGCATCTATTGTAAGCATTCTACGAGAAAAATCATCTAATATATAATTTAACTTTAAGTTAGGATTCTCAGTATAACATACTTTAGCTGTATCTAATAACCTTTCTAGTACTGCTTTTTTAACATGATTATGCAATTCAAATACAGGTTCTAATATATGAGAACTTTGTACCATTACTTGTTTAGTATTAGTAACAGCAGCATTAGGTCCAATTTGTCCTTCAGCTTCTGGTGGAATACCAATAGATATACCTGCTCTTCTTTCAATATATTCAGCTAAGTTTATATACTTTTGAATATCAGAAGCTAATGACATATCTATTTCTTTAACAGCATTAGGTATAGAATAGTCACCTTTATTACCTTCTTCATTAGGATTTAAAAATCCTATTTTAGAAGACTCAGCAAAGTATAACCATTTTTCTACATCTATACCTGCACTTTCAGGAATCATACCAATGTTCATCATTAACAACTTACCTTTATCTGATGCCATTAGTAATTCTATCCTATACATTATAATATCATAATAATACTGATATGCTTTTACTCTATCTATAAATGATGTAGGTAAAGAGTTAGTAGTATCCATTACTGCACCTATGTATGGAAGTTTACAATTATAAAGATTATTAATATCTTTAAACTGTCCAGGTACAGGTCTAAGATAAACATAAATATCTGTTCCTATCTTGTATCCTTCATAAACTTCAGGTATCCATTCCCATTTACAAGATATATCTCCTTGTTCTCTATTAAGTGTATAACCTTCATCTACTAATGTTTCTTGTACTTCACCATTAGCATCCATATAACTTAAAAAACCAATCTTTCTTAATGCTTTCCATGTAGCATGTACTACTCTTACAGTCCAACCCTCATCTTCTTTGTTTACATTAAAAGTAAAGTTAGCATCTACAACATGATTCATATTTTGAGTATAGTAAGAATAAATCTTATCTATTTCAACATTAGATAGTTCATCACCAAAGTATTGTACTACTCTTGATGGTGACATTCTATATACACATACTGCCCATTCTCCATCTTCAATAAATTCTAAATCAGGTGACTTATCATAATCAAAGTATAAAGGATTAATAACTGACATTGCAGGTTCATTATTAAGTACTCCTACCCAATATGCTTCTTTAGCAGCAATACATAAGTGTTTAAATCCCTGATTAAATTTAGTAGGTATATCTTCTTTTTGTATTAAGTATTCTAATAACTGATGTGCTAAAGCTTCTGCTGGGTCTTGGTGGTCCCTTAGCATATACTTCTTTACTTCTTCAGGTGTTTGTGCTTGTAACTCTTGTTCTATCTTTTGTTGTATTTGTTGCTGTTGTTCAGGTGTAAGTTCTTGACCCTGAGCTTCTTCCATTGCTTTCTTTTCTAATTCCATTCTTATAGGCTTCATAATTTCTGAAACCACATAATCCTTCATTCTACTAAACTCTTCTTGTTCTCTTCTTGTAGTTGCTTCTTCATTAACAGCAAATACTTTCCAAGAAAAAGGTCTTTTCATTTCCATACCTAAAAGCATCTTTATCTTAGGAGATATAATATCTCTATTAACAAAGTTAGCAGGTAGTTCTCCTGCTTGTGCTCCAAATGGTTTAGTTACATATTCAAAATCACGAATATTAATAATATTATTAAACAAGTCATAATTCACTTTCATCCTTTTATATTCTGATACACCATTAGTATCAAAAGTATCTAATCCATATCCATTAAAACCAACTTGTGAAAATGACCTCTTATCTAAAAAGTCTAAGTTATTTTTATACCAATGTTTATTATCAGCATTTTTCTGTGCTCTTGTTACCCTATGTTTGGGCATTGCAACACTAAAATTACCATCAGAATTAGTTATCATAGTTAATATAGTTAATCTTTTTTAAACCAATTTTTATAAGATTCCAATAATGCAGTAGCAGATTTATTCTTATTAGAATTTTCAGTAAATACTTTTTCACCTTCTTCTTCTAACTGAAACATAATCATCATAAATGCCATTACTCGGTCAAAGTTTCCTTTCTTATTAAATAATATCAATTCTTCTAACAATCCTGGGTCTGATATTAAGTCCAAATTTAATACTTTATTTCCAAATTCATCTATATCTCTTTCTTTTAATAACCATTGCTTTATATATTTAGCTCCTGCATCCTTTAATTCACTATTCATGTGAATACCATATATCCTTGCTACTTTAGAATTTTTAATAGTCTTAGAGATAACAGCATCAGGTTGTGCAGCAAGAAGATGTAATTTTCTATTCTTTTCAAAATATGATTTAACATCTCTAATCATATTCTCATGCATTATCTCTGCATTATAAAGTTCAGCTAACATTTCTACTATTC